GTGGTAGAATTAAGGTTCCGCCTCCGAGACCGCGGTTCCCTAAGCGTGAGAGGTCTTTAATTGACAGTGTAAACAACGTGTTACTTTGTATCTAATTAAATACAATCGATATAACGTGCATGTGTTATAATATGACCAGGTACATATTGTAAACACAGAGGAGGTGTTAAATATGAAATTTAGACTTGAACGAGGTGACGTTATACAGACAGTTGACGGAAAAATTATGAAAGTATTACATACTAGTGAGCATTACATTTACGGGCAGAATATAACAGATAATTCATATTTTATGTATGGTAGAGAAAAATTAGACAACCGTATAAAGGAGGTATACTATGTCTAGTCAAAAACAATTAGATAAATGGTACAATGAGGCGGTTAAAATTAACTCTAATCCGGATTACGTGCAAGCCTATGTTGAGTATAGACAAAAGGCAAAAAAGGCAGACCAACGTCTTGTCAGATTGGAGGCACTATCACACGAAGAACATTTTGAGGGTGTTCTTGAATTTGCATATAAAGGCGCAATTAGAGATATAAAGAGTTGGGGCGGTGATAGACGATTTAATACGGCTCCTCCGGTTAAATTAACCGAGTTACAAGCAAAAATATCAGATATTGACAAATTCATGAAACCTGGTAATACATCAACTAAATCGGGTATTCTTAAAATCTATAAGAAACGAGCCGACACCATAAATAAACGTTATGGCAAAGAGTTCGGAGTAGAGTTTACTTGGGAAGATATTGCAAATTATTATGAGGATAAAAAAAGCCAACGTGAGGCGGTTAAACTATCGTCAAAAACAGAAATACGAGCACTTGCGGTATTAAAACGCATGAGCGTAGACAAAGAAATTAAAGAAATACAAGATACAAAAGAGAAAATACAACGAGTAACCGGCAAGGATAAGATACTTGCTAAAGAGGTTGAGATGTTAACTAAGCAAGGAAAGGATTACAACAATTTAATGGGAGGTAACTAATGGGGCGTATTTCAAAGAATGAATTATATGCAATTAAACGCAAATTCATTGAGAAATATATTCCATATCAACTAACATTTTATAGTGAATTTGATTTTGACACCCTGGGCGAAACAATCATATATAACAAAAAAGCCGGACGCAACAATAATATTACATATAATGATGTAATATTAATGATGGACACAGAAACGTCAAAACTGAAAGTAAATGATATCCATTACGAAGAAAAAGAAATAAACGGGGCGGTTGTCAAGATTAAAAAATATAATCCGGTTCCAAACTACGTTGTAGCATGGACAATATCAGTGCGAGCGTTTCATAAAAATATTGCTACATTATACGGCAATACACCAAACGAACTTGTTGATTGTTTGGAACGTCTAAACGCATGTTTAAAGGGTGAGGAAACATACATATATTGGCATAATATGGCGTATGACTGGGTTTTTGTTCGGAAACATTTATTCACAAAGTTCGGACACCCGGAACGGCAATTAAATACTAAATCACATTATCCAATATTTATTAAATTCGCTAATGGTATTTGTTTTCGTGATTCACTTTGTTTGGCTCAGCGTAAACTTGAAAAATGGGCTGATGATTTAAACGTAGAGCACAAAAAAGCCGTTGAGGAGTACGAGGACGAAAACGGAAATAAACACAAGTATTGGGATTATGACAAAATAAGAAACCAACACGGTTATTATTTCAACTCACACGAATTGACATATATCGAGCATGATACACTTGCGGGTGTTGAATGTATTGACGCATTAATGCAAGCGTTAAACAAACACATATATTCAATGCCATACACGGCAACCGGAATACCTCGAGAGGAATGCAGAAAGATAGGAAAGAAACACGGGGCGCGTGAGTCTTTCCTAAAGGTTGTTTTAGACTATGAGAGGTATGTACAAGCAACCCGAGTATATCACGGGGGCTATACACATGCTAATAGATATTTAATTGAAAGACCCATATTAAATGTAATATGCCGTGATTTTTCATCTAGTTATCCGGCGGTAATGTTAACCGAGAAATACCCGTCCGAGGCTTTTCAAGAGTACGAGGATTGTTCTTTAGACGATATTATAGACATGTCTGAGGACTATGCGTTTATGTTTAAGTTAATCCTCGTCGGTGATGAAAACAACCCTATACACTTGAAAGATTTACGTAATCCAATGCCGGTATTACAGTATAGTAAATGTACTGAGATAGTAAACGATATATGCGATAATGGGCGCGTATTGCAAGCGGATTATGTAGAAATATACCTAAATGAAATAGACGCTAAAATCATCAAAGAACAGTATAGTTGGGCTAAACATATTTGTACTGAGGTTGTATACGCTCGTAAAGATTATTTACCACGTTGGTTTACTGACTACGTATATGCGTTATATAGTGACAAGTGTACATTAAAGAACGGAGACCCGGTATTATACGCATTAGCTAAAGCAAAATTAAACTCACTTTACGGAATGTGTGTACAAAAGTCGTTAAAAGAAAACCTCGTAGAGGATTATATCACCGGAGAGTACGAGGCAGAAACACCAATAAATGAGTTAACCGGCGAGCCATACACAGACAAAGAACTGTATCAAAAGTACATAGATAATAATAACAGTGTTCTTCCGTATCAATGGGGTGTTTGGGTTACATCATACGCAATGTATAACCTATTCCAATTAGCTAAATGTACTATTGATAATGATAATGAAATGCACTTTGTTTACTCCGACACTGACAGTATATACAGTACATATTGGAACGAGGAAAAGTTACAAGCCTATAACGATAACGCACTGAAAAAGTTGCGTGATAATGGTTATGAACCGGTAGAGTATGACGGCAAACAATACATACCAGGTCTAGCGGAGTTTGACGGGGCTTATTCAGAATTTAAAACACTAGGGGCTAAACGTTATTGTTGCCGTTATGCAAAAGACCCAAGAAACAAAGAAAAGGATTGGGGTAAATTAAAGATAACAGTTGCCGGAGTTCCTAAGTCGGGCGTTAAATGTCTTGATGATAATATAAATAATTTCAAGTCCGGTTTTATCTTTCATGGTGAGGACACCGGAAAACTGACGCACCATTATATTATTGAGGACGGTATTGTCACAGACGATAACGGCAACGAAAGAGGTGACAGTATAGATTTAACGCCGTGCGATTATTTATTATCAAGTATCTATGTAGTTGATATTGATGAATTATTCCAAGATGAAATTGAATTGCAAGTTTATGATTAAATGTTTCACGTGAAACATATTAAGGAGGTATTAAATGTTATTAAGTTATAAAGACTTAAAACCCGTCACGACAACATACGAGGATTGTCAAGACGGATATTATCATTTAAAAAAGGATACAGAAAACTTTCCGGACGCATGGTGTTATATTGTGTGGTCTCGTCGTGGTCCAGGTAAAACTTATAGCGCATTAAAAACGCATGTCCTTGAACAGTTCCCTATCATATATTTAAAACGTACTGTAGAGGACGTTAACACAATCTCAAGCGGAAGTAATACACATAACGCGGACTTGTCTCCATATGTACCTATTAATAGGGATATGTTAACAGACGTTGAACCACAACCAATAAGTAAAGGTCTAGGGGCTTTTTATAAGTTCCTAGACGGTGAGCCGGTCAATGAGCCAATATCTTATATAATGGCACTAAATAAAATCAAGTCGGTCAAAGGTTTTGAGGCGAGCCGGTGTAAATGGGTTGTACTTGATGAATTTATACCGCAAATTGGTGAGCGTATAAACCATAGAGAGGGTGAGCAATTAATGGATTTGTATATGTCCGTGCTACGTGACAAGGTTGCAAGGGGTGACGAAGAATTAAAACTAATATTGTTTGCTAATGCTGAGGATATATCAACACCTATTACACGAGAGTTGGAAGTCATAGACGATATGGCTAAACTAAATATTAGCGGTGAAAACAATATCATGTATCTCGAGGATAGAGGCATATTACTACATCATATTGTCAATGAAGAGGTTCCGGCGGTACGTATGCAAGATAATCAACTTGGAATATATAAAGCTATGAAAAATACGGCCTGGGGACGTAAAACATTCGAGGGTGAATTTGCTAATAACGATTTTTCAAACGTGTGTCACATGTCACTAAAAAACATGCAAGGGTTTGCACATCTGCACTATAAAGCACATGATTATTATATATACATCAAAGAGGAAACCGGTCAATTTTACATGTGTGAAAGTAAATGCAAGTGTGTAGAGTTCGACTATGACCTATCACTCGAGAACGACCAAAAACGATTCTTTGATGAAATTTATTTCACGCTCAGAGAGGCGTGTATAAACGACAGATTCAAGTTTAAAGCATACTCAATGTATGATTTAATAATCAATTACAAAAAGTTTTTCAATGTATAGGAGGTATATTATGACACTAAAGAAATTATTTAAAGTATTAGACAAAGACATGACAATTCAAGTGAACGATAGAGGAGGAAGTACAACCAACCCAATGACAGTTGACGAGTTCAAAGAACAGTACGGAAAAGAGGCATTAAAGCGCAAAGTGATATATATTGATTTCTCAATCCATTGTGATAATGTAATTGTCATAGATGTGTGTAGACTTTAGCGTACTAAAGGATTGTATTTATTATGTATTTATCCGCACAACCTCCAAAAATATGTTATTATATAATCAGTTCAAGGGAACACATATTGTTAGTAAAATATAAAGGAGGTTGGACAGTATGGGTAAACATGATAAGTTAACAATTAGAAAAGGTAATAGAGCCGCAATAGTAGTGCCTGGCACATATATGGTGTACGGTAAATATGTCGTACATTTTTATTATGATGGTTATCCGGATTATGAATGGAAAAGAGGTTCTGACGGAATACCATGTGATATATGTGATACTAGAGAGCAAGCAATAAGAAAAGCAAAATATTATGTTAATAAATTTTAAGGAGGTAACACATGGACAAAATTTATTGTAAACTATTAGCCTGGTCTATTATGAGGCTAGTCAACAGACAAAAGAACTATCACGACCGTTGTGATAGACTAAACCGAATTGTAAATTGGTTAGTAGATGTATACTCAGATTATTCAAAAGGAGGACAGAAAACATGTTAGTATTGCAAGCGGTAGAGGGAACAACACCAAGAGGTAGACAATGGAGGACTCAAATTAGTTATGACACTAATGACATCAAACCGGGCGAAACCACTGAACACGCAATCGTTAGACAAGGTGAGGACAATTTAAAACAGTTAGAGTATGAGAGGTTACAGTTGCTATGAATGTAAAGAAAATTATCGAGGTGTGTCGGTTACGGCAACAGAATAAACTAGGTTGTAGGCGTTGCGAGTACATGGGGAAAACTTGCGAACACGCTAAAAACATATTAAGGGTTGATAAGCCCGGTAACTATAACGAGTTGAATAATAAGGAGGAAAACTAAATGAAAGGTTCAACAAAGAAAACAGAGACACAGACTTATGATGTAAAGGTTACACGTGCAAAGGAAGTAAAAGAGGGTCAAGTTGCATTCGACATGGTTGTAAATGGCGTCACAATCTATGGTTGTTGGTATCGTGAGGGAAAGGGTAAAGATGGTAACGACTATCAGATTATTTCTTTCCCAAGCCAAAAGGCAGACAATGGCAAGTATTACAACCATTGTTGGTTCAAGATTGAGGACTCTTTAAAAGAGGATATTGTTGCACAGTTACAGAAAATGGTTTAATATAAAGGTGTAACAACCCCATGATGTTACACTCCCTTGCTTACCCCGGCTTGTTACAAGCCGGGGTATTTAACTATTAATCACTATTAGGAGGTAAAGAAAATGGATATTACAACATTATCACAGTTAATCGGTAGTTTAGGTTTTCCAATTGTAGCATGTTTCTATATGGCTAAAATGCAAGAGAAACAGAATGAGCAACATTCCAAAGAGGTTGAGGAACTAAGAAAGTCAGTAGACAACAACACCAAAGCAATGATTAAAATTTGTACAAAAATCGGCGTTGATGTTGACATTGAGGAGGAGTAAATCATGGAGATAAATACAAAAGGTTTAGAACTAATTAAGTCACTCGAGGGGTGCAAACTAACGGCGTACAAGCTAAAGGGTGAAACCAACTATACAATTGGTTACGGTCACAGTTCAAAGGATATTAAAAAGGGTCAGACAATAACCCAGGCAGATGCAGACGCTTATCTAAAGTCAGACCTTGCAAAGTTTGAAAAGTATGTAGAAAAGAATACCAAGTTTAATTTAAACGAAAATCAGTTTAGCGCACTTGTATCCTATACATACAATCGAGGCTATAAAGGGTTTAAGCAACTCATGGACAATACTACAGACATTTCTAAGTTAGCGGATAATATCGTTGTGTATTGGGGTAGTAACAAAAATTACAAGGACGCTCTTATTAATAGACGCAAGAAAGAGCGTACACTGTTTAACACACCTATTATAACCAATGTTTCACGTGAAACATTTAAAGCACCGTTACCGGTTTTGAAACGTGGTGCAATGGGTTCAAAGGTTGAACAATTGCAGAAATGTCTAAATGTGTTCGGTTACGGTCTTAATCCGGACGGGGTTTTCGGTGAGAAAACATACAAGGCACTAATGGACTTTCAGTATAGAAACGGTCTTGTGATAGATGGAAAATACGGACCTTACACATACGATAAATTAAGGAGTAAATTAAATGGAAATTAGATTATACAAAAATTTCGTTAAAATGGCAGACGAGACAAAGCAACCCTCCGGGGACTTTGTCTCAAAGCCTAATGTTAGACTAAAAGAGGAAACAAGTATAATGTCCCCAACATTTCTATTGTCAGAGTATGACAGTAGATATAATTATATATACGTTCCTAAATGGGGGCGTTATTACTTTGTCAATGATACAACATTAAATATTGAAGGATTGTTTGAGATTCATTGTGAGTTTGACCACCTTGCTAGTTATAAGCCATCTATCGGCGCATATACTTGTTTTGTCGAACGTTGCTCTAATACAAGTCAGATTAACGTCAATCTTTATGATAGTGCAATATCAAGTACAGAAAAGATTATAGACGTTAAACAAGCAACAACTTCATTGTGGGGCTCGGGTGGTGTTATTGTATGTAGAACAATGAACGCCGAACACGGTATAACAACATATATCGGCTCAATGGATAATTTTAAAAATTTGTTTAACCCTAATGTTGAGGATTATAGTCAACTAGCTGATAAGATAGACGCCGTACTAGAATATTATCTTTGTAACCCTGGCGATTATGTACTTGACACTTATTTTTTGGCACTACCTCTAAGTGTGTTAACGGGTAGCGGACATACTACAACAGATGTTGTTTGTTCGGGTTGGTTTAGTAACGGCGGTGCGTACAGATGGACTAGCAATGTACCATTTATACATGATTCGGTTATACTGAATAAGCCATCACCAAGGTATCAAGATTTTAGAGAGAGTTCACCGGCATTTACACAATATTTGATTTATATTCCGGGTGTTGGTGAGGTTCCTTTAAATGGTGATTTAATCAATACTACATTGACATTAGATTGGTGTGTAGATATTAATACCGGTGAGGTTGCTTATCAGTTAAAATCAACAGACAGTAATAATGATACTTCAATGATAGCAACATATCACGGAAATATTAAGAGTGGTTTACAGACGGGGTCAATGATGCCTAACGGCACCGGTATAATGACATCAACAGTCGGTGCGGTTGCGAGTGCTTTTAGCGGTAACCCTATTGCAATTGGTTCCGCACTGTTAAATGTGGCACAGAATTTTATTTCGCCTACGCCATCAATTAATGGCTCAATGGGTTCATGTGCTGGAGTAGTAACACAACCTAATGTTGTTATAACACGCATGTCTAAGGATTGCGCAGATAGTCCAATAACATTGGGTAAACCTTGCGGTAAGAATCTAATGTTATCTACAATACCTGGTTATATTAAATGCGCCGGTGCTAACATTGATAATATAGCCGGCACACTAGCCGACAAGGAACGTATTAATAATTCATTAAACAATGGGTTTTATTATACATGAGGTGAGTTATGGCAATATCATTTTATGTTGTATCGGCAATTTTGGGAAACTTTCATGTTGAAAGTACAGTTAACCCCGGTATATATGAAAGTCTGCACGTAATACCCGACGCAGACATGACTAACAACAATGTGTACGGCGGTTACGGATTAGGACAATGGACTAATAGCGCACCGTTAGGTTTAACTAGGCGTACGCAACTAATACAGTGGTTAGATAGCAACGGTTATAGTTGGACAGACGGAGACGCACAACTTGATTATTTGTTACATGAAAACTATTGGCACCAAAACGTAGGTAGTTACTCAACGTTGACAGACTTTTTATTGAGCGATTCAACCAACATTAATGAGTTAACACGCATTTATATGCGTAATTGGGAGGGTATTAATAATAGTACACTCTCAACCCGTCAACAATGGGCGAACACGTTTTATAACTATATTGTTGAACACTACGAGGACGAAAGTATTACCACATGGTACAGTGATAATAGTTATTTATCAGAGGCAAAACAGAAAAATAATGCCGTATTAGTTGCTAGGCATTTAATTGGAGGCATTACACCACCAACGCCACCAATACCACCGGTACCGAGTGTAACTGACCCATTAATATTTTTATTCAAAAGAAATCGTAAAAAACGATTTTACTAGTTGACATTTTGTTTAAGTTAAATTACAGTTTAGTTGAGGGGTGACACTATCCCGAGGTCAACCGGAAGGACTCCGGACGGGGTGAGCCGACAACTCAACAAGTTACCCCTCCATAATGTTTCACGTGAAACATTTTGGAGGGTGATTAAATAAGGAGGTGTAATATGTTAACATGGAGTGAAAAAATCGTTTTAATGACATCAAAAGGAATGTCATGGAAAGAGGTTCAAGAGATGGACAAAGGTCTTGAGGAGGAAAAGAAAAACCCTCCAAAAGAGGAACCACCAAAGGAGGAGCCACCAAAAGAGGAACCGCCAAAGGAGGAGCCACCAAAAGAGGACGAACCAACAGAGAACGAGAAAAAGTTACTTGAAAGAGTTGCAGAACTCGAGGCTCAGTTAAAGGACGCGCAAGCGGACAACGTACACGGTAACAACGAAACACCTAGTACAAGTGTTTCGTTTGATGAACAATTGAACGAAATGTTCAAAGATATTAGAATTTAGGAGGTAGAAAAATGGCAAGATTGCTTACACCAAAAGACGCTCATGTCATTGTTGGCGAATGGGCACGAATGTTAACCGGACAGAGTAATATCACCGTTAGTGATACAAGTTCGTTCTTGTCTGCCGGTGAGATTATCCAGGGTGCAGAGGTTGAAAAACAGTTTAACACTTTTTCAATCTTGATGGGTCGTATTTATTGGGCAAGCCGTAGATATAACGCGGTGCTTAATAAAATGGACTCTATCAGCACCGGAGAGTTTACACACCGTTTTATGAAGGTATCACATTATTCACTTGACCCGGTTGCTTCCGGTTGGTTTAATACTGACCTATTTACTAACCAGGCAGATGGGTTCACAAACGGACAGAATCCGGACTCTAACGGAGACGCTCAGAGTACAAAATCAATGTGGGAACAGACAGAAAGACCGTTCAAGGTTTTCAATTTTGGCGGTTCAGACACTTATCAGTTTGCTGTCACACAGTATGAGCAGGATATTAAGCAGGCTCTCAGAAATGAGGCTGAATTTATTCAGTATCTCGAGAACAAAATGACAGAACACAACAATGACCTCGAAACACAGAGAGAGGCTTGGGATAGAATGGTAATGTGTTCTAAGGTTGCTCAGACATACGACATGGCTAGTGTAATGCCCGGTTCATCAAAGAACATGACAACACGCTTTAATACAAAGTTTGGCACTAACTACACATCAGCACAGTTGAGAACAACATATTTAAAGGAATTCCTTGCCTTTTTGGTTGCTGAAATTAAAGCTGATTCTGATTATTTCGAGGAACGTTCAGTAAACTATCATTGGTCAGTGCCTAAGACATGGAGAGGTAAAACAATTAATATCCTCCGTCACACTCCAAAGAGCGACCAGTACATGTATTTGTATTCTAGGTTATTCCGTGACGCTGAGGCACTTGTATTACCGGAGATTTTCCATGATGGATATTTGACACTCGACAATTATCAGAATGTCACATATTGGCAGAGTAACACGGACGAGGCAAGCCGTTCAAAGATTAAGATTGCCCCTCCGGTTATTGACACTGATACATCTAGTGCAACATACGGCACACAGATTAAAGGTTCAAACGTTGAGTTAGATTATGTTATCGGTATGCTTTGCGACCGTGACGGCATGTTAACAGATTTTCAGATTGAACGTGCAGAGACAACAGTACTCGAGGCACGAAAGGGCTTTAGAAATACCTGGTTAACAGTTGCTAAGAATGGCATTATCGACCCAACAGAAAACACTATTATTTACTATATGGACGATTCCGGCGTAACACCAACACCAACAAGTGCGGTATTGAGTACTACTGATATTACATATCAGAACGGCTAAATAATAAAGGCTAGTCGTTAAACGGCTAGCCTATTTTTAAGGAGGTATACTATGAAATTACCGGTCAATTATGACAGAATTAATTTTGAAATTGGTACATATACCCCTAATACTATGGTTAGTTGTGACAACGTTGCGTATAATTATTGGTTTCGTTCTCTTTTTCAAAGGGCAATGTCTGTTATTAGGATTGACGGAATGCCCGACAATTGGGGTGAGAACGAAAAAGATTTCCTTTTTTGGTGTCTTTTTATGTATGGCTATGTTGCTTGTTTTAATAGTGGCAAGTATGGAAAAGCGTTTCAACCTTGTACACTTAAAGGCTACGATTTTTATTATCAGTATACAGACGCTATTATAACCAATCCTAAATTAAAAGTGACATTAGAGATTCACAAAGAATGTGAGATACTTAAAATTGCACCCGATTATATGGGAATATCTGATATAATCGATAAATATGCAAGACGTTTAGCCAACATTGACCCGGCTATTGATATGGCTATTGAGGGGTCAAAATATACTAATATATGGGGCGCACGTAATAAAGCCGGAGCGAAGTTTTTACAGAAAGTTCGTGATTTCATCAGTAGAGGTGAAACGGCGGTAGTGTTTGATACTAGTGTATTACTACCACTAGACAAGGTCACAAAAGAGGATATTGTTGTTGACCTATCACAGAAAGATATTAAAAACACATATCTTGGTACACAGTTATTACAAGATATACAGACTATATTAAACGAGTTCGACACTGAAATTGGTATACCAACGTTACCATATCAGAAAAAGGAGCGTATGGTTACTAATGAGGCAGATTCTAAGCAAGAGGACGCAACAAGCCGTTCGCATGTTTGGGTTGATACTATGAACGGTTGTTTTAAGGACATAAACAAGTTGTTAAAGACTAACATGAGAGCCGTTCATAATTATGATACTCCGGAGGAGTCGAACAACGAGGAGACAAGCAACAAGGAGGTGGTTAATAATGAGTAGTGCAACATTGACATTAATCGGGCTATACAATTACGACCACGACCTTTTCACTAATCTTGAACTACCGGACGGAATTGACAAAGGACTCACAATAGACGCAATTATAATGAGGGGCGGAGAGTATGAAGTCACATATCCAAACCCTAATTTAATGCGTGAGTTAATTGGTTCCTGGTCTAAACAATGGAGTGATACTTTCTATAATTGGTATCGTGCTACAGAGGGTATGAAAGAAATACGACCACTTGACAACTACGACCGTCATGAGTCATGGAGTGATAGCGGAAGTAATCACAGTACATCAACCGATACTATGAACGGTAGCGGTTCAACTAGTGGCACGGATACATCACACGGAACCGGAACAGTTACCAACAACACAACAGACACATCTAAAATAAGCGCTGATGATGTAAACAGTTTTGTGAATAGGACACAAGACCAAAGTGAAAATACACAAGGAAATATAACCGACACCAACGCGACAACCTCAACAAGTTCACAGACTAACACACATTCAAGTGCAGAAAGTTCCGGAACTAATTCAAGTACACACGAGGGGCATGTATACGGTAATATCGGCGTAACGACTAGTGCTCAGATGTTTAAAGAGTTTTACGACATTATGAGACAATACGGTAATATTTACGATTCTATTGCTACTGTATTTTGTCAATCGTTTGTAATACCTATTTTATAAGGAGGACAAATAAAATGATTAATTGGTTTTGTCACATGTACCCATACGGTAATCTACACGAGTTAAATCTTGACTGGGTTATAGACACCGTAAAACGGGGTGAAAAAGAAATTGCTGATTTTATCGGCGTAAACACTATCAAGTACGCTAATCCTATTCTATGGAATATTGAGAGTCAATATGAGGCTAATACAGTAGTTGTTGACGGACAGACCGGCAACGCTTATATTTCAGTAAAAGCGGTTCCTAGTGGTGTACACCTTAATCGTGAGGAGTATTGGACACAGATTTACAACTATGCTAATGTTATTGATACTCTACGTGAACAGATTGCATACAATGAGGGTGAAAGTACAACGGCAACAAGACCATACTCAGTAAATGACCTGGTATTTGTCAACGGTGACTTATATAGAGTTATACATAGTATGATTGCCGGAGACAGTTTTGTAGTAGATAGTAATGTTGTAGATACTACTATAAATGAGGAGTTAGACAGACTTAGAGAAGATATTGACGATGAGGCAAGCGCAAGAGAAAGTGCTGATACTCAGTTACAAGCTAATATTGACGCTAATAGTGATAAAATTGGTACATTATCAGACTTATCTACTGATGATAAATCTGATTTAGTTCATGCTATTAATGAGGTTGACGCACACGCTGACGCTAATCAGACACGTATCGGACATCTTCCGGACTTATCTACTGATGATAAATCTGATTTAGTTCATGCTATTAATGAGGTTGACGCACACGCTGACGCTAATCAGACACGTATCGGACATCTTCCGGACTTATCTACTAATGATAAATCTGATTTAGTTCATGCTATTAATGAGGTTAATTCTAAATCATTAATGTCGCTAAAGGGTAAAAAGATTTTAATTATAGGTGATTCAATAAGTGCAACAGATAACACTCTTGAGGGCGTTCAACCGGTATGGAGTACACAGTTCGCAAACAAATTATCTAATGTATGCGAAAAAATTACTAATATCTCATTTAGTGGCGCACGTTTTAGTGATATGGTTACATATTTAAACTTGTTGCAAGATTACGATTACGACATAGCGATATTTTTCCTTGGAACTAATGACGCTTTTAATTCTCCGGTTGCTGAATTGGGAAATTTTGGCACTGACTACACTAAATTTAGTGATTGCGTTCGCCAAACTTTTGAAATAGTGAACAATAACGTATTAGCTAGCACCGGACATAGATGCGAAATTTATTATATTACACCTCTATGGCGTGATAGTAATGTTAATAGTATTGGATTGCCGTTATGGTTTTACAATTCAGTTATAACCGGTTTTTGTAAACGTTGGGGTGCTAAATGGATAAACGGTTTTGGTTTTCCGGGTGCTAGTGAATATTACAGTAATTATTTTGTTGACGGGTTACACCCAACAACGGAGTACGCTAGTATAATGTGCGATTATATCATTAATAAATTGTGTTCTGGCGGTGATAGTTCATCATATAACAACGATTCTATGATTGTATCACTTGAGACATATCTTGATGAGGGTGTAACCGGTACATTTAAAGGGTTCATTGAAAATGAACGCTTACACCTAAAAGGACAATTACGACTTACACCAACTAGTACAAATCAACGTTTTGCATGCGGTTTAACGAGATTTTTAAGTCAAGTACTTTTTAGTTTACCCTATGTAGAATGTTCAACGTTTGGCGCAACTAATGGCAATATTGGGGGCTTAGTATATACAGACGGTAGCGGTAATATGTTAGTAAATTGTAATTGGACAACTTTAGAATCAACACGAGTTGACTTTGATTATATTGTACAACCGGTATGGAATAATATCGCACGTAATATATAATCATAATTTAATAAAATTGAGGTTAGTTTATGCTAACCTCTTTTTTGTTGTCATCTCGCCCTTAGGGAACCGCGGTCTCGGAGGCGGAACCTTAATTCTACCAC